GGGCCAGTATTTGTAAAGGAAAACGTAAATCTTGTGCTTATTGATACAGATTGCACGATCACGTTTTTGTGAAAGTACTTATGCTGATTTGGAGGCACATTAATATCAATTATGTTTACCTCTTCTCCAACAAAAAATCCGTGTGGCGTAGCTGTGGTAACAGTAACCGTTACAGTTGCTCCATTTGGTATCTGAGGATTACTTACTGTTGCAGATATTAAAGGACCAGCAACTCCCCTAAATATGTACAAATTATTAAGTGCCTGTACCACTTCGGAATCAAAAGAAAATGAAGAAATAGCAACAGAAACCTGTCTAGTTTCATTTCCAAGATACCCAGGCTCGCCAAGTTCATAAAATATCTGAGTGGCGGTTAGCAACACTATTGTGTGCTCAGTATATGTTATGTTTGGGCTATTTGTTGAATAGCCAATTTTAATTTTATCACCAACTTTTAATCCTGCCGTTGTTGCAACACTTAGCCACCTTGAATGGGTTTGGCCAATGGTTTCACTTACAAGAAAATCAGTTTGAGATGTAAGTGTTCCAATCGGCAAATAACGACCAGCAGGAAACGTGTACTTTGTGGAAAAAACTTTAGTTTGCGTGTTGTACAAGACAATGCCATCCGTAAACAGCATCACGATGTTGTCCTGCCCAACAGAATTAACATAGTAACCAGAGCCAGATTGAAGATTGGTGTTTAACGTGTCGTCAGTCAGCCGCTCACAACCCTTCCTTGGCTGCGCTGCGCCCCGCTGGAGCCGCATGTTCTTTGAGGACTGGGAAAACCCAGGCTTCAGATTTGACGGATCAAGACGCGAAGAGAACCCAATGAAGTTATCATCGTTCTCAACTCCAATCTGGCTGTCTTCTGGCATTAGTCTTTGGCAATGATTCGGCCAAGCTTTTCAACAAGCTTCTGAAGGTCGTCCCGGATGTCCATGATGGCTTGCACGTCCATCTCTTCTTCACCCTCTTCCTCCTCCATGTCCTCCTCTTCGCCGTAACCACAGTCTGGGCAACAGCCGTTAGACTTCATGTCACAGCCACAGTCCGGGCAGTAATCACGGCTTCCGCCGCCCATCAGGGAACCAAGTGCGATAGTTAGCTTGCTCATGCGATGTACTTCTTAAGTTTTTCCAACCGATTTTCCCAGCCTTTACTGAAAGACTTTTGCGTTTCATCCAGCTTTGCCAGCAGATCATAAAAACCGTCACGCTGCACGATGATGTCAGCACACACTGCATCAACGCCGATGTCCTTGATCTTGGCTTCCATTGCTAGAATGGTCTTGGCTCCCACAATGCCATCATCCTTGCTGCCAACTGCCCGCTGAAGGAACTTGCCAGCCTGCCCAACGCCCGTGTTCACGCAGCCATCAAAGTGTACCACACAAAGCGGCCAAGGCATCTTAAAGCACTTCCCGCGCACCCAGTAGTCGTTGTAGTAGATGTCCTCTACTTCGTCGTCAGAGATCTCCTTGACGCAGCGACGGTTCTCCTGACGGTCATCCCGGTACTTGTCGTACTCCCGTTGCAGGATGCCGCGGTTGGTTTTGCCACCAGAGTCGTGCCTGTGATTGCTAAAGCCTCCTTCAGCATCCAGCACAAACTCCAGCGACCGTTCAAAGTTTGGGTTTGCCGGATTCATTTCGGATGACGTCGATAAGCCCAAACAACGAGACAATAGCCGTCGTAACAGCCCCGCCAATGTCCATGGAATAGATCCCCGCTGCCGCACCGAGTTTTGCAATGCCAAGCCAGGTTGAAGGTTGACGCAGGTAAGTTTTGAAGATGTTCATTTGGAATCAGTGTGTTCGATTAGTCTTTCCCAAAGAGCCTTTCTGTCAGCTTCGCACTCCTTGATTTTGCCGTACAAATACCAGACAGCAATGATGGTAAAAGCCATGGACAGACCCTGCCCAGCAGCTTGTTCAAGGACTTTGCTGATAAACTGTTCCATGCTTAGCGTTTCTTGGCTGTCTTTGCGGATGCCTTAAACGCTGCTGCCGTAGGAGCACCCTTGCTTCCCGGCTTGCGCATCTTTTCCTTGCTGCCAGCAGCGATACGAGCCTGCTTGGCGTTAATGTTGGCGTAGAGTCCCTTTTTCATAATTAGCACTTCCAGCGTTTAAGGCTAGCAGCCTTGCGGGTTGGCCGGCCCTTCTCATCTTTCATTGGCCCTGGCATGCCACTCATTCGAGCGCAGAACGACTTCTTTCGGCCGGCATCAGCCTTGGTCTTTGGATTCGGAGCAGGAGCCTTGAGCTTGCTTCCAGTGGCGGCATTGAGCTTAGCCCGGCCCTTGGCAGTCAGGCCAGCCCCCTTGGAGACAGGCAGCTTCTCGCCGCGGCCAACGGATAGTGAGGGAGTTTTCTTGGGCATATTACTGAGCAGGAGGGATAAACTGCCCGTTAATGTAACTCCAGCCAATGCCTGCACCAGAGTCGCCTATTGGCTCAACGTAATAAGCTGGATCAACGTAATATCCTTCTGGAGGAGTCCATGGTGGCGGCACATCACAAGGAAGGCAGCTTGCAACAATGTTGGTAGCAGAATCAATAATTGCGTAGTTCATTGGTTTTATTATTTGCCAACCCATCCAGTGTTGGTGGCAGTGCCAGATTCTTTAACAAAAAGCGAAGTGTTTGCCCCGCCAGAAAGATTTAGGTAAAGACTTCCGGGATTGGCTGTGACTGCGCCTTCAGGAGAACCTGAGCCAGCGCTGATTGTAGCGCTTAGAGTTAAGCCTGCGTTGTTGAGTTTAATCCCACCAGAATCAAGGTTGGTAGCCGCAGAAGCGTCTGCTGCTACACCAATGCCAACTCGGCCAGCAGCACTAATTACAAACGGAGTTGCATCAGGAGTTGTTGAATCCTCAACCTTTAGACAGTCCCCTGTTCCAAGATTGGTAATCCTAACAGCGGCGGCGGTGGAGGCGGTGTTGCTTAAGTCAACGCTGATGCCTGAACCTGTGCCGGTTACTCCTTGGGTAACACCCAAGGCTGAACTGGGAAAATTTACTGAAATAATTTGAGATGCCGCAAACGAATTCTGGGCAACTGTAGACGCAGCAGGATAAGTGGCTCCGTTATTGCCTCTCCATGTTAAAACATGGGTGTTTGACATCCATATATCCCCCCCAACTGGAGTTGGATTAGTGTTTGCCCCTAAATTTAACGGAGCACTTGTGCCAGAAGGTCCAAGCACAAGCTTGCCGGTCATCGTGTCTCCGGACTTGAGCACCGTTGTGCCTCCTTGCGTAACCTTTGTAGAGGTCGTGCCAAAATCAGCGCCCAAAGAAATTGAGCCAGCTCCGTTTGTGACCACAATGCCATTGCCGGCAGTTAGCGCAGCCTTAGCCAGCGTGTTGCCTGTGCTGTTGCCAATAAGAAGCTGCCCATCTGTGTAGGATGTCTGGCCTGTGCCACCCTTGTCTACGGCTACAGTGTTGATCGTTGGGTTGGGATAAGTTCCCCCCAAATCCCCGCCTGCCGTGCCTGAAGGCGTGCGGCTGTCACTAAGACGCGCATCGTTACCTTCTGCTGCCGTGCCTGCCGTTGAGCCATACGATACAGCCAGCGTGCCAGAGCCAGTGATGGTGCCACCAGACAGGCCAGTGCCTCCCGTAACGCTGGTAACCGTGCCGGCGTTCTTGACTAGGCTGCGAGCAATCTTTTTGGTAATGCCGCCTTGGTTAATAACCAGCACATCAACGTCATTGACGACTGTTGCCGGTGGCAGTTCGGAGATCTTAATGTTAGCCATAAATTACGAATTAGAAAACGCAGCAGTAGCAACATTAAACGAACTTGTGTAGCGCGCAAATCCTTTGGTCACACGGAACTCGTCTATTTTACCAGAAATTCCTTGTAGCCCAGCAATTGTTCCTGGAGCGCCAATAGCAAATGTGCTGGTTGTTGAAAAGTCTTTGCTGTTAGTAACATTTGCATCAAGAATGCCATTAATAAATGACTTAAACACTCCAGATACCCTAGTAAGAGCAACATGCGTCCATGTACTAAGAGGAATTGCAATTGCCCCACTGAAAATTGCTCCAATTCCTGCCTGAAATGCAAATGTTCCAGTTGCACTAATTGCTCCAGTGTAATTTGTTGCTAAAGATGCCGCTATATTTCCAAAAATATAGGATGAAGCATTGGCTCGATTAATCCAGAACTCAATCGTAAAATCACCTGTTCCAAACGCAAATGGAGTTCCATTCGTGCATGCAATATAACTACCGGCCGTTCCAGGCACTGACAGTGACGCAGTTCCAAACTTAAAGTCTGCCGTTGTTAAAACGGGATTTGCGTTGTTGGCCGTAAATGTCAGCGCACTCGGGCCATTGTCTGTAAAAACTTGAGTTCCATCTGTGCCATCAAGATGCAGCAACGCTGAAACTTGAGAGTAATTTGGATCAGTTCCAAGCAAACTACCCTCAATGTGCCATGTGTCAGAGGCAATCTTTGCTAGAATGTTGCTAAAATTTTGTCCTGCACTTGAAACTTGAGATGATGGTGAAAGAACGGTGACTCCGTTGGATGCCTGATAATTGATTCTTCCAACTCCTTTTTGAATCACATTTACAACTGAGCCAATAGGAATGGCAACAGAGGCATTTGTCGGAATGGTAAGATTAACTCCAGTTGCAGAGTTTACCGGATAAATCGTCTGTGCATCTGCAAGCGTCAATGTGCTGGACGCGGTCTTGTCAGCAACAACCGTGTAAAACGCCGATGAACTTGGAAGATATGTTGCAGCAACTTTGCTATCTGCGCCAAGCGGGCAAATGCCGTTTGCTACTCCAATCTGAGTCGTAGAAATTGCGCCAATCTGAACTGGCGTTGGGTAAACGTGTTGGTGATCCGCTCTGGCGGCAAATGCGCTGAGCCCAACCACCGCACTCGTTGCCAAAGCGGCGGGAGCAGTCGTAGAAAGGCCGGCAATCTGGGCAGTAGTTAGCGCCGGGCAAGCTACTGTTGCCAGCGAAATAACGCGACCCTTGGCATCCGTAGAGATTACGGGAATTACTAGCGCACTGCCAACATTGCTCTGCGCCGTAGTAATTGCAGCCAAAGTCGGATTTGGATAAGCCCCTGTCAGGTCTCCACTAGCAGTTGCTGTTGCCCCCAGTGCTCCAACTTGAGCCGCGGTGGGAAACACATGTTGATGATCTGCACGGGCTGCAAATTCAGAAAGCCCAACAACTCCTGTTGTGGCAAGCGCAGCAGGAGCAGTCGTTGCAAGATCAGCGCCACCTGAAAAAGCTACGGAAGAAAGTGCAGTAACCTGGCCCTTGGCATTAATTGACAACACCGGAATCTGAGATGTGCTGCCAATGTTAATCTGGGCAGTAGTGATGTCAGCCAGCGCAATAGTGCCGCTCTCAATAATTGTGCCGCCAGACAAGCCGTCTCCCGCCGTAATGCTAGTCACTGTGCCACCGGCTTCGCTGCTGATTGTAACAGAGCCAAGGCTCGTCACACGGCCCTTGGCATCAACAGAGATGACAGGAATGTTGGTGGCGTTGCCCACATTGTTTTGGGCAACCGTAATGGAAGCCAAAGCAGGATTTGGATAGTTCCCTGTTAAATCTCCACTTGCAACTGCCGTAGCGCCAAGGGCACCAACCTGAGCGGCAGTTGGAAGAACGTGCTGGTGGTCGGCCCTGGCTGCAAATGCAGAAACTCCAACAACAGCAGATACTGCCAGCGCAGCAGGAGCAGACGTGGAAAGACCAGCAATTTGCTGAGTGGTTAGCGCAGGGTTGGCTGCTGTAGTCAAAGCGGTTACACGTCCCTTGGCATCAACTGTAAGCACCGGAATTACAAGACCAGAACCAACAGCGGTCTGCGCAGTCGTGACAGATGCCAGCGTTGGGTTCGGATAAGTGCCAGCCAGATCGCCACCAGCAGCGCCGGCCGGGTTGCGAAGAATAAGGCCGGTAACCTTTTTAGTAGCGCCACCTTGAACGATTGGAACCAGTTCTGTTCCGTCTACTGAAGTTGCCGCTGGAAGTGCAGAGATTTTGTCGCCCATATTAGCCTGTTGTCAGAATGTCGCCGCTTTCGGTTGTGAGTGTGAATCCAGCTTCAGTAGTAATCAAGTCTCCGCCAACAGATGAAATGGCAGTCTTCTTAAACTTGAAGGTTTGATTGCTACCAGAAACTTGGATTCTAGCAAAGTTTTTATTAAATGCCTTTGCTGGATCTTGATTACGTTTCCTTATGAATTTGGTAATCATGTCTAGTAAGTGTAAACCATGTTCATCCGCTGAATCTGGCCCTGCTGACGAATTAACACGTCAATCTGCTGTTGCACAGCAAACTCAGCCATGCCTTCTAACGAATCGGCTTCAGTTGCACGGCCTTCTGAGCGCAGGAAGTCAGCGCTGACAGCATTAACAAGATAGCTCTTAAAGCGAAAAGGCATTTCCATCAGCCTCCAAAAGTTGCTTGGATTAGCCGGCAACGTGCCGATGGGAGCTTGAAAATAAGCATTCCAAAAGTTACCAGCAACAGGAAGGTTCTTGTTGGGCGGGTTATACGCTGCACTTCCTTGATTTGGATCGTAGTAAACTTGTGATCCTGCCGAGTAGGCCAGCGTTGGGTCGTACCTTGTGCCAAACAAGAATGGCGCGGTTGCCCGGAGCAGCACAAACTTGGGATTAAAGTTTGCAAACCTAAGCACAAAAAGATCCTGGCTTAGGATTTCTGTGGACACAGTTGTGTTCGTGTCCAAGTTAGGCATGTTTTCTACGATATAGGACTCAGCCCTATTGCGGCTAGTCTTGCGCGGATCACCTGTCCAGCAACCAATGGCCTGCCCGGCAACCACTGCAATCGGCTGCCTGTTGTTCACAAACTCCAGCGTAGAGCCGCTAATCGGAGTCCACTTTGGAGTACCCCATGGCATCTGCGCCGTCACCGTAGTGATGTACGGGTCCGTGGTCTCGTCGCCAACTGTGTACTCAAACGTGTACTGCTGAGCAGCAGCAGAAACTAGCTCGTCTTCTTCATTAAGAATAAAAAAAGGATTGATGACGTTGATGTACGAATCACCAATAGTGCCCTTTTGCCACGCCTGCTCAGAGAAGTCTCTCAAATAAACCCGCGGATAGTTTGGGGCCAACGTGATGACTACGGGAATTGTGTTCTCAGCGTTCTGAAAGTACAAAGGCTCCCCGTTTTCCTGAAGCAACTCATTCCCATTTTCAAGCAAAACAGGAATAGGAGCAGCCACAACATTAGAGATGGCTGTGCCCGGCCACAATTGCTGAATCTCCTGAATATCGGGCCAGTCTTCCCGGTCCCAAATCATGCTTAGCCGGCGGTTCGTGAAATCACGAATGGCAGCAAAGGACTTGTCATTTAGCGTATTTCTATCCAAGCCAATAAGCTGGCATGACTCTGCTAGAATTGCGCTAAATGGTACGGTCTTCATTTGCTAGGCGTCCACCCTACACTGATTTCCTTAACTCCGCCACTATTTACCTTGCACTCAGGATTGTCGCGCAGGAACTCATCCATAAATGCCTTGTCATTCCAGCAGCCGTATCCAAGCTTCTGCCCCCAAAAGTGGTAAGCAGTGCCGGGAATAGTAGCAATCTTTTGACCCAGTCCCTCTACAGATTTGTGCCGCTCTTTGTTGAACTTGGCAATCTGCTTGGCCTCAACTTTGGCCTGCACCTTGTTTCGTTCCCAGCCTGCACGCAGCTCTTTCTCAAGCTGCCCAACCATGTTTTCAGGAATGCTGATCATACGCGAGCCATAAAAGTTGTGCCAGGACCAGGAACCAGAGGAAGCCTTCCGTTTGCGTCATAGATGCCACTGTAAGGGTTAATCGTATCCTCCGGCATGGCAGACCCATCTGTGCCCTCAGGGCCGCTGCTAGCGGGCTTCCTGTTGGCAAGAGCCACCAAGTTTGCCGGGGCCTGCACGCCGGTGTAGCGTTGAATCAGTTCTGGAATTATTGGTATTGGAAGTACAGTCATAAAAAGTGACTGCTAACGGCAGTCAGTCGGAATCTAGTTGGTTAAAGACTCAATGTTCTTCGTCTGGATGAAAGTGTGCCGTCTCTCCGGCTGTCACACCACTGCATCGACCGAGTATCCCGGTCCGTGCCGCCGGCATGGAGCCAGCATGGCAGGTGTCGCAAAACTAAAGAAATCGTCTCTCCGATTAGTCACACCACTTGTCAACCAGCCACATGGTGCTGGAAGCGCTTGACTCAATTTAGAGCCACAGGTGTCGCTCGACGCTATAATCTCCGTCTCTCCGGAGTGTCACGCCCATTGACTCTTGGCGGCGTTCCCGATCTCGCGTCCGAGATTAAGCAGCGTTGTAGTCAAACTTGCCGAGACCCAGAGGGTTCCCAACAACCAGACCAGCAACAGCTTCCACGAGGCGTCCGGGTCCACCACCGTTGTCAGTCAACGGAGTGACCTGTGCCACGTTTCCGCCATAACGCACTTCAATGAGGTTCATGTCAAGGACAAGACCCTTAAAAGGCGTGGGCGTGTAGGTCGTACCAGACACCGTCCCGAGGAACGTGGTCGGGTGCAAGCGCACCGTGCCAAAGTCACCTTGGAACACGTCCAGCGACTGGATGTAGGTGTCCGCGGCAGCATCACGCTGGAAGGTCTGCACCTTCGTTGCGCCTGCGCCAGTAATACCAACGCCAGTGGTGGTCGTCAGGCTGGTCGTCCCAAGCAGGCCAGTAAAGGCGCGCTTGAGGTCAGTGCCCACCAAGCAATCAAAGCTGGTGTAGTGACCAGTCTGATCGAAAATGGACTTGAGCAGGCCCTGCACTGTGGCGTCCGTCAAAGACGTTCCAAGAGCAGTGCCGGAGCCAACGATGGAAGTCGTGGGGGTACGGAAGATGGAAGGAATGTCGCCAGGAGTCGGAGTCCCCGTGCCGGCATTGCTGATCCAGGTCTGTGCGCCCGCGGTGCGGTAGGCAGTAGTCTGGTCGCCAGTGTCAAGCTGGGAAACCTGATTCGAGGTCATCGTAACTTCCATGTCACGCTTGATCCCGGTGATCGCTTTTGCCACGTTGTCAGCCAGTTCATCACGCACACCAGCAACATCAGCGATGTCCTGAGTGAGCTTGGAAACACGGACTGCACGCCGATAAATCTGCGCGTAGTTGGACAATTCCGCACGATAGCCAACAACGTAGTTGCTGACGCCAGTCGTAAGGTTTACGTCCAAGCCGTCCGGAGTGCCGCCAACCTGGGGGGTCGGAAGGCTATCGGACTGCCAACGGAAGTACATATTGCCGGGCTTGGAGCCCTTCTTTGCCATCGACGTGAAGGGCGTGTCCTTGGCGTCAACCAAGGCAATCATGTCCATCAGATCTTCGCGCTTACCGCGGCCGGAGAGGTTGGGTTCAGTTAGAGAAGCCATATAGTTAAAAAATTACTGCGTTTTACTGGGTGAACTAAACAAAGTTCATTGCTTTTACTAGGTCAGTCAAACCATCACGATTGCCACCAGTCTTTGCAAACTGCTGTTTAGCCTTTGTCTGATTTCCATTAGAATTGCTGCTTGGAGGCGCTTTAGCTGAACTTGGCTGCACTGGCGCTCTGCGAATCGGTTGGCTCTGGGTTTTGCCCTTTGCCTTGGACTCTGCATAAGTTTTTGCACCAAGCACTATCAATCCAACCATATGCTTCCAATCTGCTCTGCGTTTTCTAAGCTCTGGAAAATCCTTGGCAATCTGATTAGCAACTTGGTACTCCTCAGTTTCAGGTTTTTTCATCCAAGGAAAGTCAGCAAAAGCCTGTGCATCTGATTGTGCCTGCTGTTGCAGATAATTCAGACGAGCAGGAAGTTCGACTTCCTTGCGCTTCATTGCTGTCCGCCTCATTGCTCTGACATCTTTGTCTGAAAGTTCGTGTTCCGTGCCATCAGGCAACGTAATAACGCCTCCATCCATGTTGTCTTCGCACCACAGCAAGACCTCTACTGCTTTATCGTACTCACCTTTAACCTGTTCAAGGCTATTAAGGGTTTCTGAAAACTCAGTTTGATCTTGTTGCTTTGCAGGAATAGAAGACTTTGCAGTCTCAAGTTCTTGCTGAAGCTCAGCCAAACGCGCTTTATGCGATTCTAATTCGGATTGGGCAGCCTTTTTCGCAGCAACTAATTTGTTGATGCGCTTCTGGACACCCTTAGTCAAAGAACTACTATCGTGATGTTCGGAATCTTCATCAGCCTGCTGATCGTCCTCTGAAGAGGAATCCACTGCTTCTGGTTCATCCTGCTCCTGTGTGGCCGGAGCTGCCTCCCCCTCGTTAAGGAAGCTGGACTTCAAAAGATCGCTTAGATCTCTCTCATCCATTAAACCGAGTTTCTGAGCAACGGGACTTACTTCTGCCTCCTGATTCCCGGAATCAGGCTGTGCTTCGTTTTCGTTCATGCGGTTAAGGTCGCAAGTTCCTTATTAATACAAACCAGTAACGCTGGTAGGCCCGTTATTAGCGTTATGCCAAATCCTTTTCATCAGTCAAGCCATTTAATTTTAGTGCTTCTTGTCTTAATGTTAAAAGTGTTGAATAAACTAGATTAACGCCATCAGCTTGACCACAAGCGTGAACACGGTCTTCGCCTTTATTGTTATTGCCTACAGCATTCATCCAAAGCTGCTCCTGCATCTGTTGGATAGTTTCTATCATCTGATCCCAGATGTGGTTTTTGCCTGCAAAACCGTAAGCTGCGCGTTCTTTTTGTGTCATTGTCCAGGTTGCTGCTGCATTGGAGTTACACCAAGCCGACCTATCTGAGCGTTTTGCTGTTGCATTACACTCATCTGAAGATTCTTCACATAGTTCTGGAACAGAGCTTGGAAGTTTTCATCCGCCTGTAGCGCCTGCTGCGCTTTCGGATTGTTCTGCATGACCTGCTGGGCAAACTGCATCTTGGTCTGTGCCGCTGGATCGTTCTCTTGATACAGGGCCTCATTACCAAGCAACATCATTCCAATGTCAGTCTGCACGTCTTTGAACATCTTTTGAGAAGCCTGCTCCTGATTCATAATCAGTTCACCAGCCATTTCAGGAGCAATCGCCTGAATAAGCATCTCAGTAATCCGGTTAGCGTTTAGCACGCCACCAGTGTCCATCTGCTTAATCTTGGTCAGAAAGTCTACCTTCTGAGCGATGTACTCCTTATCCAAATTCATCACGTCAAACCGGACATTGATGTCAAATTCGTTGTGAATCTCAGACAAGTTAGTTGGCAACTGCCCGCCAGTAATGCGCTGGATCTCTTGTGGGTCCATGTACTGGCAACACAGGGAGAACATCTGCCGGAACACTGAGCGCCACGACAGCAGCCACGAGTTTACCAGTGCCTGCTGAAGCATCTGAGTGGTCATTGGCATTACGTTGGGATTGTTGGTCCCAAAGTAGGCTGCATGCTGTTGCTCAACACGCTGGATCAAGTTGAACGCCACCGTAGGTTCACGGGCCGGAGGCTCCATGAAGGTGTAGTCGTTCTGGTTGGTGACTGGCAGCGACACGCCTGGGCCAATCTTGTTGATTGCGCCAACTCGTTTAACTACCTTGATGGGCGGCAACGTCGAGAATGCTGTGTGATCGCGGATCGAGTCATGCTGAGCCTTGATTTCGTCCTGGTCGGTGGTTGCCAGCTCCGGGATACCGCGGGTGTCTGTGATGGCGCGTCGAATCTGCTCCCGGCGGAACTCCACAAACGGGTACTCGCCGTGGGCGTAGTCAAGTCGCTCGTGAATAGCCCACGAATCGCCGTCAGAAATGCGGTTAGACGCAGCCTGAGGACAAATAACAGTGTAGAAAATAGCCGGAGCATCGCCATCAAGGCTTTTGGTGTAGCAGTAAACTACCTCCACCATGTTCATAAAGTTTACACCGTTGTAGACCATCATCGTTGTGGTCGGCAGCAAGTTGATGTTGTAGTAGCTGCTGGATTTACCCAACTGCTGCAACGCCCGCTCTACCCAGTCAGGATTCCAGCCTTCTGTCGTGATTTTTTCACGCAACTCAACCTCAGACATCCAAGTCCGGCGGAAAATTACCCGAGACCGTTGCAAGTCCGCGGTTTCTGGGGGGAAAATGATCTCGTCCCACGGCTTTAGAGCTACAATCTCGGGTAAATTCTTGCTGACGTACTCCTCGTCCATGGTCGTCATGCCAGTCTTGGCAAGCTCACGGACCATCCGCTTTGCGTCTGCTGCCTTTAGTGTAGGCATAGCAGTGAGCATAATCTCAGCCGCCTGCTCAGGGGCGCTCACAATCAAGTTGGGCAGTTCCATCAAGACCTGACTGCCTGATTGCTGCGCCAGCCCCATGATCTGCTCCATGGAAATCTCTTGAGTGCGCTTGCTGATGTTCTGCTGCCAGCCCACAAAGAAGGCGCTCCATCCGTACTGAAGTGCATACTGGGCAGCCAAGGTTGCCTCTTTGTAGAGCTGCTGGGGCATCTTGCAGTCGCGAATCCAACGAAGCAAAGTAGTGCCAATTTGAGACACTGGCATGTCGCTGAGTTCATTTCCGTTGGCACGAAGTTCAGACTTTTGAAACGCGCCAACTAGCAAGGAGGTAAGCTCGTTACAGGTAGCGTCGATTAGCCGGGCGCGAACGTCAGAAGCCCCCTCAAACGGCCAAGCCGGGTCTCCATCGGAGCGGTTTTCAGAGTGTTTCTTGCCGTCATCGGTCTGTCCAGGCCAACGGCAAAAGCGGATATTGTCAAACTTGGTAACCAGATTGCCCTGGCTGGAGTTAATCATTGCCCGATTATACTCACTCAAAAGCTCTCCAACATGTGGCTTGTCAGAGGCAATTGCCAGAACGTCTGTGTTTGTATTCAACATACCTTTAATAGCTTCCGCACTTATTAAACTTTTGCCACGAATTATTTGATACTCCTGTGTAGCTAGGTTGCATTACCACTAAATACCCTAGTGCGTCAATTGGATCTTTGCACGCCCCTTTCTGGCCGTCATGCCCGGTCCACTCTCTTAACGAGTAAATAAGGTTCTGGCAACTTTCATGAACCATTAGCCGCGGATGGTTCTTTTCAACATTAAGATCAGCGTCCCGATCGTAACAAAGTAGGTCGTTAATAATTAAAACACGCTCATCCACTGATACGCTAGCAGCAGGGAGGAAATAAAGAGGTTCACTAGCGTCCAAAAGAAGATCCAACAGGGTAACTCCTCCTTCTTTGCTGGTTGTCTCTGTGCCTGCGCTTCTCGGGTCGATGTAGCGTTCTGCGATCTCCTCACGTTTGTCATTGTGTGTTTCTAGTGACCAAACAAGTTCCGTGTATTCATTAATTCCGCGGCCAGCACCACTTCTCTGTGCGGGGCCGGCTCGACCGTCAGCCTTATCACTTGGCAGCGCCCACTCGCCATAGCTTTGATCGGGCCACTCCCGGTAGACCCACACTGTACCATGCTTGTCCACTCTGGCCCAAAGCATGAACCAATTTCGGGCACCGGCTGGATCTGCCACCATGTAGTTTGTCCCCTCAGGACAGTGGTCCGTGACGCTATCGGTAAAGATGTTCTTGTCCCCAAACATAGGAAACTGGCTGCCGGCAGTCTGCTCAGCCCAGCCATAAGCGCGGATCTTGATGTCGTGGGTGCTGCGTCCCTTCAGGGTCTGCTGCATCCGTTCCCAGTTGTTGTAGGGATTGAGCTTACTGTGAAACCAGATGCAAGCGTGCTTCCCGTACACGCCTTCCGCGGTGTAAGGCATGTTGCCCTTGGGTACGCCGATGACGTTGTTGTGCGGCAGAAGCTCGCTCTCCTTCCAGGTCTTGATCCGGCTAGTCGAGATGAACTCCTTCACGGTCTGTGTGTAACCAAGGATTGGCGTGAAGGTCACAAGCAGCTTGCCGTTACGGGTAATCAAGCGGTACTTGAGCGTCTCCAGCCAGTCGGCCGGGACAAGCTCGTCACACCAGACAAAGTCCACCTCGCCACCTTCGACGACCTTAATGTCCTGGCTGTAGTTAAGGAACCAGATTTGATTGCCGTTGTAGACCGCAGTATTGTCGCTAAAGCCGTTCTTCTGGGTCCAGCTAACCTGGGTCATCTTGCTGCGCTTGGCTTCCTTTAGCTCTGTGGGCAGATACTTGTGGAAGACGTTTTGCTGCATGGACACGCTCGTCATGTTGGTCGTGTGCAGGCACCAGATGTTAAGGCCGCGCTTCTTAAACTTCTCCTTGATCCAGTCCGGGGCAAAGCCGTTTAAGTCAGCACCCACAAAAGCCTGGGCAATCCGCTTGGCTGCGTACTCAGTCTTGCCGGCTCGGTTGCCACCAAGGATGAGCATTTCAGAATGAGCGTTGAGCAGCTTATCAGCGTCCTTCCACGATTCCAGCTCTGTGCCGTAGCGGTGAGGATCAGACTGCTCAGCCCGGACGCGCTGCTCGCGCATGAGGAAGAGGCGCATAGTTTCCTCTGGACCCACGTTCTGAATCATCTGCCTGCGCTGCTCCTCGTCAGGGGCTGGCATCAGGGGATGCTCGATCAGCGGGTAGGTAAGAATCTTGTGGAAAAGTTTTTCTTTTTGCTCTTCAGAAGTTGACATGATGTGTGGTTTTTGAGAAGTTACCCGTGCTCTCTAAGATAAGAGGGCCGCGTAGCCTCTGGTCAACCTGAAAGACGGACCCACAGGATGAAGACATGGTTCCGGGTATTCCTCTAGACCCGGATTAAAGATCGCTGATGTTTTAGAATCAGTGAGTGCTGCATAGTCACCCGCGATAGAGGTAATGCTAGGCTGAACGGGTAGCCATGGGCAAAGACTATGATATGCGACGCGACGGTGACTTTTATACGGAAGTACCTCCTTCACTCTGAGCACTACCCCCAATTCTAGGTGGCTAACACTCAGTCTTGGGGGTACTATGCTCAGACTCCGGGCTCCTATTACCGGAAGTGGTTGGTATTCCCGAAGGGTCGGGCCGACGGCCCGAAGGGAATACAGGTATCCATACAGGCTGGTAAGCTACCTATACAGGTTAAAAACGTCCTTAGTAATTAGGTACGTTGCCGATTCCTTGGCCGATGTCTCCCATAAACAGGCTGCCATTCTGTACCGGGATAAACTGGTTCAACTTAATTTGGTTGCCCTTGCTGCCCACAAAGACTCGGCCCAGGGTGTCAGTTTCCACGAAGCGCTGGTTCTGGTGCTTCTTAACGACTTTGGCCTGCCTAATCGTGTAGTCGATGGCTGCTGGCCTGATTATGATCGGTGTCATGTCCTGTTTATGTTCAACAAGACTGGGATCAACCACGGTTAAAGCAATATGATCGACGACTTGATCACTATGATCGTCGTTTAAGTCATTCTTAACGCTAAGATCTGCGTTTAAATCAAGAATGTCCGCTCTAAAGATGACCCGGCTGCCAAATCCGGTCTTCTGCCGCTTGTAATCCACGCCTTCCGTGTACTTGGCCAAATCATAAACGGCACCAAGTTGCGCCTTCATCTGCTTTTCATGCACTGTAAATTTCATACGATTTGCGGTCCTACGGACCAAAGTGTTCAATTTTTATACACACCTGTAGCAACAAAAAGGACGCCCAGTCTGCACAAGCAAACCGGCTGCACACTAGGCTCACTGGTACTCCCGCCAAGGAAATAGACAGCAGCTTCGCACACAGGGGCAATATGCCCACGTCCTTTTTCGACAGCCCACTGGCATGTGTAGCGGCCTTGTGTAGCGGCGTCAAGTGGAGTGTGGCTAACCGGCCAGATACAGAGTAGGCGGCCTTGTGCAGGCGGGGCGCACAGAGAAGGCGGGCCATTTGCGCAGAAAATTTTCAGGTGGGGGGACTCGTCGGCGGTCGGCCGGCCCACTTAATTTGGACCCCCTCCCCCCCTGTGCTCGTCCTGGCTGGCGTGTGCAAGCGCGTGCCTGGACGGCTGGCATGCATGCCGCGGGCGAGTCGCGGGCGCGTTGCTTAGGCTTGCTGCCCATGCCAACGCATAACCCCCCACTATATGGGCACACAAAAAGAGCGCCCCCAATTACGGGAGCGCCCTTCACCTTTGCCTTTGCTGCTTTGCTAGTCTTTGCCGGCAAACCACCGCAGCACTATGTACATCGCCAGCGCTTGCCAAATGCCCTCCGCTTTCATGCTTCTTCCCTTTCCATTGCATCGCATGCCGCTTCAATCTCCTGAGCGAAGCGGGCCGCATCAGGTGCCGACAGATGGCCATAGACAACCGCGTCTTGAATGTCGGTTGCGGTGCAGCAAGCGCCGTTAGCATCCAACCGCATCAGGCGAGCGTACGCTCTGGCAAGCTTAGGGTGCCGATCTATGAGTTGCTCCGCGGTGCACTCATTAGGAGCGAGCATGTCCAGAAGCTCTGTATCCAGTGTGACACGTCCAGCCATGCGGTGACCGTCTTCCCGCGCGCCTTGGATTGCTTCGATTGCTTCACATGTTAAATTCAGCGCTTCTGCCGCTAGATGTTGCGCCTTAAAGGCGTCTTCTTCGGCCCAGAAAACAACGGCCGTTAGTTTCTGGCGAATTTGTTCAAGTAAGGGTGTGCTCATAATGAGAAGCGTGATTTAACGGGCGCAATGGCAACCACTAGCGCAAAAGAGCCGAGAAGCCAAGCGGCCAAGCCAACGGCTGGCGAGGGGAAGTCGCGGAGCATAAGGCAATCTATGGCGCACAGGCCGAGACAAGCGAACCGAATTGGGAGAGTATACTTTCGCGTATTCATATTAGTTTTGTGCGATTACTGCGGCCGCTTTCTTGTTTGTCCCGTGCGCTTCAAATGCGATTATATACTCCCGCTTTGCAACACTGCAGAGCCTGCAGGTTGAACAAGTGACCCCTTCCCTTGTTTGTGCGGGGCAAAAGATGAACCGGTTACCTGCAGGTGTTTTCCCGCCTGTTTCACCGTTCGGCCGCAACCCTTCGGGCACAATCGCAACCACAGGGGCAATATTAAGGGCCAGCAATTCATCCGCATGTTGCAAGCTGTTTCCTGAAAGATTAACGGTGAAGCCTCCCTTGTTTGCTTCTTGGATTGCCTTTGCATTGTTTCCTAATGCGGGCGGTTTATGCGTATAAGTGAAGCCCCGCTTGCCCTTGTTTGCTGCAGTTAACCGCCGCAGAGCCTGCAGGTTTATGCGGTCTCCCTTGCCCGCTAAATCCCCCGCCTGATTGTGCCTCCATGTTTGCCCCTTTGGGAGCGCTTTGATTTGCGCAAGGAAAGCGCTGAAAACTTGCCCGCGGTTTCCTGCAGTGACTTTCGCCCAATGCATGGCAAGCGGCCCGCTTTTTGCATAGCACCCTTTAGCCTTAAGAGGGCAAGCATCAGGGCAAGTATCAGCCGAACTAGTGGAAACCGGAATTGGTCCCGTTTTAACGTTAGATGATTTAAGAGTTAGATGAATCATGTTTCTAGGTTGTTTGAACCGCGGCGGAATTGCTGCGGCGGTGACAAGCAAAGCAGGAAAAGCGGCCGCACCAATAAAAAAAGCGCCTTCTCAGTGTAATTTTCCCGCTTTCTAAGCTTGCCAAACCCTGGTCCGCTATGCTTATCCGCCTGGCCCGCTGGGTATCTTGCGTGCTCGTCATGCCATGCTTCCTGTGCTGTTTTGCATGCTCAGCCAGTGCAACTGAGCTGACCGGCAACCTCTCTCAACCGGCCTCTCGCCTGGCCGCCAACTCACCTTCAAGTGCCCACGCGTCCAAGGCAGTTTGCTAACCTATTTTGATTTTGATTTTCCAATTTCAAATTTGAATTTTGATTTTGAAAACCAAAAAGCCGGCCCCATTTCTGAGACCGGCTTCTTTAAGGTGTCACCGCCGCGTAATACGATGACTCTGCTTTTGTGCTATGTGCGCAACCTTTGGTCAATATTTTTCCACGCCTGCACAATCTTTACGCGGATCTCATCCGGGCAACCCATTAGCCGAACCTCTCGCCAGTCCTGGCTCGGATGCTTCTCGCCCACATGGCTGGTCAGCCTCTGCTGGTTTGGCAGCTCAGCCACCCTGTGGACCACACAGGTGCCATCCCGGCT